TGTTGGTTGAAGAACTTCATCGATTGGTCCTTGTGACGAAAAACCTGCGATAAAAACTGAAGTTCCTTCTGTTGTAACGGGTCTAAGTGTAAGGTCGATCTCTTTGATCTCCACACCCGGTGATTGAATTGTTCTAGCCATATAAGTTATTTATGATTTTTCAAGAATGTTTTTTATAAAAAACGTTAAAAAATTATTCTTCTGGTAACAATTCCGCTTCAAATTGGTGATATGCATACTGAAATGATGATTCCATTTCAGTGGCATCCCTGTCCGAATACCCTATTCCACCAAGACTTACAGGAAAACAGTGATAAAAATTGAATTTTATTACGTTTTTATTATATTCGTCCCTGCCATATACTGTGATTGTCGTTTGATAGTCTGGCATCAAACCTTCGGATGGAATTGGAGTTTTATATAATCCTTTTTTTCCATCATTGAAACAATTGAGCCATCTGTATAATACCCAATAGTTGTTAAAAAGATTGTCAACCGTGAAATTCACTGTCATATTTTCAAATGCAGGACGATTGAATGTCGTTATCTTTGGAACTTGTCCAGCATATGGTACATTTGTGGATGGAATGTTTAGGGATGGGATTACGGTTCCGTAAAGAGAATACTGAACTGTATCTGGCATTACTTTATTATTACCTCTTTTCAATATTGACTTTTCTGGTTTCAAAATCTTTGGAAGATCGAAAACCATGATGAATTTGTCTCTTCTTTGCTTGTTGAATGAAGATTGGAAAATGGACAAATTTGACATATTAATTATTTAGAAGTTGAAATCCTTTGTGAAAATATCCCAACCGTCTTTTTTTAAAATTTCATAATCTGGAATGTTGGAAAATTCATCTTTTGTTCCAATTGGATTACTAAAAACAGTGGGAAGTGGCATGAATGCTTGCGCATCTTTTTCGTTCACATATATATTACTTGGAGATACTATATCTGTTATTCCATAATCGATAGGTTTTATTTTCAATGGTCTTTGATTGTCATCCATTGCAATCATCTCGTAATATCTCTTGCAAATGTCATTGATGAAAATGGCGGTTGCCCAAACAAGAGCCATAACCCTATCATCCAAAGTGTTTGCAGTTCTACCACTCCATGTTCCATTTGGATGGCGAATGAAGTCCTTAATTTCACTTAATGTCTTTATGTCTCTTATTTTGACGCTTCTCATTTCATTTAGAAAGTATCTCATATTTGTAACTGCTTCTATCTTGGAATTTTGGTGACTTATAATGCCAGCTTTGTTTGTTATCTTGAAATCATTGGATATCGCACCCTTCGTCCCCCATGTTACAATATTTTCATAACCATAATTCATTTTTAGAGAATCGATGACTTGCGCTCCACAACCGTTTCTTTCTATAAGCACTGGTGGTCTTCCCCATTGTTGCAATAGATCGTGTAATTTTTGAGCAAAATAATATGGTGATATTTTTTTTGTATAATAGACGGCATCTTGTGTGATATTTGTTAAGTCTGTGATGTTTAGAATCTGACATACTGTGGCATTTTGATTCAAACCTTCTCCAACGTCCACACCAACAACATAATGACATTTTTCATTTGGTTCGTCCCATACAACATATTGACCATCATCAAAAATGTATTCTGGATCTTTACAACCAGATTCCAACATATCATAAACATCCTTGTCAATTGGGATTTCACCAGATGCGAGAAATGCATTTTCAAACTCTTGCATGAATGCTTCTCTGGAACCAATTGTTCTCATGGTTTCTAATTTCCATTTTTCATCTCTATTTGGAACTTCCCACCAGTCTACTCTTTCACCGTGCCAGCCGTTCCATTCTTCTCCTGTTTTATTTGCACCTTCCCAAAGATCATGAAAAAGATTACCGATTCCTTTCGGTGTGGATGCTGCGAGAATTTTGGATTTTTTGGCAGATGAAATAATTGGATAGACAGATGACCAAAATTCAGTTAATAATCCGCTGTCAATATGCGCAATTTCATCAACTAGTAAACAATTCACCGATTCACCACGACCCGCATCACTACTTGTTGTGGAAATACCGATGGAGGAACCATTCGAGAGTGAAATATTTGTTTGACCATATTCCACTGCACCAGCTTTAATGAAATTTGGCATCATTTCAAATGCTGTTTTAATTCTTTTTAGAATCATTTTTGCGGTTTGTTCTTTATTTGCAACAATTAGAATTCTTTGATCTTCTTCAAAAAGAGCAACCCAAAGAGCATAAATTGTCATAAGAGTGGTATTAGATGTTGCAATGTTTGTTTTTCCGCAGAGAAATAAACTATCTTTTGAATCAACCGTAATGCAACGGACTGGAATAGATTTTACTTCTTTAATGGAAACAATAATATCAAATTCCTTTTGTTCTGGATTTAATTCAATATTTTTACATCTTGGAATTTTGTGTGATATTTCGCTATCCACAATTTCTTGTGTCGTTTTAACAGAACCTGAATTTTCTTTTTCTGAAATGGTAAACCAACGATGATCAGCATCTGCAACAATCTTTTCACCGTTTTCAAATTCTATTTCATAGCATTTTCTATTGTGTAAAACGTCATGGGCTTTTACAACATTACAAGGATTCCCATCAAGACCGAAAACAACATCTCCATCTTTTAAATCTCCCATAGTTGTCCAACCATTTGGGGTTTTAATTGGAGTATCTAGTGCCAATGCTTTTCCTATCTGTCTACTAGCCAACAAGATATTAAACCTATTCTCCATTAATGCTTTCAAAATTCTCTTCTGAAATTTATGAAGTTTAATCTTCTGTCTTCCTTCATCCACATTGATAATATAGAAATAATTACTCGCAAAGTGTAGAATATTTCTTCTACACTTTGCAATCTCCTTGATCATGTCAGGAGTGTAATCATATTCTGTCTGTGCTGTTGGGAGGTTTGTATTTCCCAAATAAAATTTTTCTTTTGGACCTTTTTTTGCTGTCATTTCAAATATTTAGAACGTTCAAAGCATAAATACATTAAAACCTATGATGAACAGATCAAAATCAATCAAAGACATTGGTAACATTTACCGTGCAATGCAACAAGCTAGTGCAGCAGCTGCTACACAAATCAATGAATCGGTATCCACTAAAAAGAAAAGCCAAAAAGTCAATGCCAAATTTCCAAAAGATACATTTAAAAGATCCGAAGAAGTCGTAAAAGAGCCTTCTACTTTTAAAAAGGGTGGACCTCAAAATGTAAAAAATCTCACCAAGGCAAAGAAAAATGAAAAATTTTCACAAAAAACCAAAAAATTAGATGAACAAGGTATAAATAAATTTATGAGCATATTTGATAAACTCTACGAAGATGTCATGAAAACTGACGAACTTAACTTAAACACAGGCATTGGAATGGGACCAGAAGGTTCTGCTGGAGATGTCGAAGACTTTGACGTTGATAGCGAAACTGATTCTGATAGCGACGAATCAACTGAATCACCTAAAGAAATGCTTCAAAAGGCAATCGACCTTCTTCAACAAGTAGCCGATTCAATGGGAGATGACGAAGGTTCTGATGAATCTGACACAGATTTAGAAGACCTCGGAGTTGATTCAGATGAAGACGAAGATGCTGAAGAAGAAGACGATGAACACGGTATGTATGAAACAACCGACATCGAAAAACTTCCAGATTCCGCTGGTCACAAGCTCCAAAAAGGCTTTGCTGCTGCTGGTAATATCAAGGCTTCTTCTGGTAAGGCTGATGCAAAAGTAACTGATACAGTTGGCACAGAAACTGGTAAACACCCTCTCGATCACAAGTCGGAACTCACCAATCCTTCCAAGAACAAAGTTGGAAGCCTCAAGACTGGTAAATCACTCTTTGATCAATAAGAAATAGAAAAATATATAAAGAAAAACCCCTTGGTTTATTACCAAGGGGTTTTTTTGTTTGGCTTATCAGCACCATACATATTGTCAACATATTTATATAAAAAAGAAAGCCAAGAATTTCTTCTTGGCTTTCTAGAGTTTTGCCTTTACTTCTATTAGAAGTAGACCGAGTTGTTCGCTGGCATAAATGCTTCACCTAGACCTGCTAACAGAATGGTGTGGTAATATAAATTGGCTCCGAAGATATTGTCAACAACACCATAGCGGGTCATAAGACCAACGCGAGGGCTGAAGTCATTCGTGCCGATTGTCCTTTGGATCATCACAGGGATGTAAGGGCAATAGATAATACCAGTATCATAGAACTCCGGACCTTTGTAACCAAGCAAAGCATATTCGACGCGATTTGGACGAACTTGGCCTGGTGAAAGGTAAGTGGAACTACGACCTTGCTCAAATTGAGCTTCTGTACGAGTGTCACGGTAAACATTAAACCTTCCTCCGAGATTACCAACTTTTGCAACACCGACAGGCTGAGTATTAACATTGCCTTGAACTGGGACCCATTGGAATTCGGGTAACATTTCGAGGATTGCTGCAACGCGAGGGGTACAAACGATGAAGTTTGCTGCACCACGGCGGTTGCGGATTGCAATACGGTTAGCTTCGATGATTAAACGTTGATAGAAATCACGATTACGTTCAACTAACCAACGACCATCAGCAGAGGCGGGGCTCCATACGGAGTATCCAACGCCAAAGCCAGCATTGAGAGAAGTTTGAATCATGCGCATGATCATCTCACGGTCGATTTCTGCTTGAAGCTCATAGCTCATAGCATTCGTCAACTCAGTGTCGATGTCAATACCGTTCATGTTCTTAAGATCTTGCTCAAGTTCGACAGACCAGCGAGCAGCGAGGCGGCGTGTGCCAGCTTCGACTGCGGTCTTCTCGAAGCTAACTTCAATTTGAGGGATTTTACCTGTCAATTCGAAGTTTGCGAGAAGTTGAGCAACGCCTTGATCTTGTCCAACCATTGGGAAAAGATTTGCATATGCTCCGCTAGCACCAGAAAGCTTGGCACTAGAAGTGCCAGTATAACGGGTGTCGAGGTATTGGTAGCCGAGTTCCTTGCCGCCAGCTTCAGCTTGAGGGTTGTTGAGATTAGCTCCAGCATTTGTGCCAGAACCATCAACACCATCATTGCCAAGTTGTTGAGCGAGGTACTTATAACGTAATGCGAAAGCGAGGCCAACGGGTCCGCCCATTGGTTGAACGCCTACGATTTCATTAGTAATCAATTCGGGGAAAGTACGGCGAATCATCGGGATGAGGATCTTTGGCAAACGAGCATCACCTTGGGCATAAACATCACCAGCAGGGTAACTGTTGGGGAAGTTATTTCCAGCACCACCAAAAGCGCCAGCGTTAACACTTCCGAAAACGGAAGGGCTTCCAAAGGCACCACCAGATTGGTTGGCTTCCTCAATGCACCAGCGTTCTTGGTTTTCAAGAAGCATAGCAGTATTGAGGCGGGTATGATCGTCTTCGATAGCGGCAACCTTATCTGAAGTATAATTCAGAACGGGCTTCCACTTCTCCAAAAGAGCTTCAGCGCGAGTTTGGTCAATATAGGCTTGTGTAGGGCGTATAGATTTCATATTCGTTTTTTAGTTTCTCCTTTATTTTTTCGACTTAATTCAGACATTAATTATTTAATATCTCAGCTAAAATTAGTATTTGGAAAGTTCTCTGAGGTATGGGTTCATTTGAACTTCTTCCTCTTGTTTAACTTGGGTTTTTTCCTCAAGAATTTGAGGAACATCTACGTTAGTTGCCACTGCTTTTCTAATGGCACTTTCCTTTAGTTCATGAAGCCTTTCGGTTTCATTTTTATTAAAAAGATTTAGAGCATAATCATAGTTTTCATTGATGAATTCAGCACTCTTGCCTTTCATAATGCGATTGATATAGTCTTTTTTCTTATCGCTAAGTCCAGCACTTTTCTTTTCAAGAATAAGGTCGGAAGCAATGAGATTGTAACGTTCAACGAGGACATTGTGTTCTCTTTGAATTGCAGCAAATTTTTGATTCGCTTCATCGATTTGTTTCTTACCATCAATGATTGCTGATTTAACAGCTTTCTTTGAAACGGCACTATCCACACCGAGAAATTCTTTGATTTGTTCAAGTACGATTTTGGCTCTACGGTTGTTAACAGCCTCTTGAATTTGAGCTTTTGGAAGAGCTTCTTCAACATATGCATCGAGGTATGTTGAAACATCGTTGATGATGTTTGATTTGAAAGAACCAGCTTCGCTAATAAGAGCGGTTTGATATTTTTCAACAATTGATTGCAATTTTTGACCGTGATTGATATCAATTGCTTTTACAACTTTTTGAAGTTTCTTGGTATGATCTTTATCGATTGCTTCCAATAGGTGAGAAAGTTTATTGGCATAGTCAGCATCTTGTTTTACGAGAGCGGATGCTACTTGGATTTTTGCCTTCTCTTCAACTGCTGCTTCAAATGAAGCTTGAATCTCGTTGAGAGATTCTTCGCTGAGAAGTTCCTTAGTTACCTTTTTAAGTTGCTTTTTGATATCCATATTTATTATGTTTTAAATTTTTGCAATTCTTTGTGCGATTTTAGTTTTCACCTTATCGTTCACGATTGCTTTTAAATATTTATGCGCGGACGAATAATTTTTTTCAGAAAGATGCTTTAAAAATTTAGAAATGTTAATTTTTTCTTGAATTTTTTTATGATATGGCTTAATTTCGTCATCTCCAGCGGCAATAGATGAAGTTGTAGATGCATTTGGTATTCTTTCTACAGTAGTTTCAACTTCTTCATAACCTTCATCATCACTCTCATCTTCATCATTTTGTTCAAATTCATCATCTCCAGCAGCAATAGATGTGGTTTGAGTTGCGTTTGGAATTCGTTCTACAGTAGTTTCAACAGGCTGATTTGTTTGTGCTTTAGCAAAACCGCCAACATTTCCAATTGTATTAGACTGAGAACCAATAATTCCACCTAGTTGTGATGGTTGTCTTTGCGGTTGGTTTGCTGAAGGGGAAGTATATGTTTGAGTCGCATTTGGTATTCTTTCAACAGTAGTTTCAACTTCTTCATAGCCTTCATCATCATTACTTTGTGTTGGTTGAGCGGGTTGCGTTGGCTTAACAGTATTAGCAACATTTCCAATTGTATTAGACTGAGAACCAATAGTTCCACCTAGTTGTGATGGTTGGGGTTGTTGAGTTGGTTGAGTCTGTGTAGTAGAAGAATTTGTTCTTTGCGTATTAATTTCATTTTGACGTTGGAACATTAATCTTGTTTGAGCCTCTGTCCAGTTCTTACCATTGGCTCTAGCTCTTTCACCAAAAGCTTTTTCTTCAGGAGTTAACGGTTTGGCTGGTTCATTGCTTTCAGTTGGTTTAACTGCTTCATTTAGCAACATGCTATCATAAGCATCTGCTAAATTTTTCATATCGCTCTTTTTTGACATATTGTTATTTATTATTTATGTTTTTTAAAACATTGCGATTTATTTTATTATCCACAATAGTTTTTAAATATTTATTGGCTCTAGAATAATCTTTTTCAGATAGAGATTTTAAAAATTTAGAAATATTATTGTTTTCAAATTGAACGAATCCTTCTTCTTCAGATTCATCTTGATCACCAACAAGTGCTTTCTTAATACCTTTTCCAGCAGATCCTACAGCTTTTGATATTCCACCAAGAACTCCACCAAGAGGTTTTTTTGTACCAATTGTTGCTTGCTTTAAACCTTGTCCAACACTTCCAACTGCTTTTGATGCCCCACCAACTATACCACCCATTCCTTGTTGTTTTTTTGGTTCTGCTTGAGTTGCTGCTGCTTGTTGTGCTGGCTTTTCTCCACTTTTTAACTTATTTAAAAGTTGTGTATTTTGTTCAGCGGTTCCTTTATAGTTTTGAATACCATAATCCGCTGCCATTTTTGATCTTGATGCGAAATCACTTTTTTTACCGGAACTAGCCAAATAATCAACTATTGATCCCCCTCCAGAAGATTGCGCTTTTGGTTGAGATGTTGTTTGTCGAGTTGCTTGTTTACCGTTCTTGAATTTATCATAATCAGCATCTAATTTTTTTTGAAAATTAGACGTTGGTTTACTTGGTGCATTAACACTTTGCCCATTTAAAGAAACAGAGTTTGGATCTGTTAAATTAGCCGATTGATATTGTGAAGATTGAGCGGGTTGCACACTTCCACCTAAAGAGACAGAACTTGGATTATTTGCTAAATTTACTGTTTGTGCATATTGATCCGAAGGTTGAGCACCTAAAGAAACAGAGTTTGGGTCTGTTAAATCCGCACCAAAATCCGATGGTATAGTGGAATTATCATCTTCACCGCCCCCCTTATAGAATTGTGCTGGTTGTTGTGCTGATGGCGCACTCTTTCTCTTAGCAATTTCAGCTTCAATGGATTTTATCGCAGCAGCATTTGTTTGTGTCTTTAGCAACGCTTCTAAATTTCGATCATCCAATTTTGAAAGATCAGTAGTTGCTTCATTCAGAACAACATTGTTATAATAAGATTCAAAAATATTTTTATGATCGGAGTTTTTACCCATATTATGAATTATTTATACTGTTTACTGTCCAAGTTTTTGCAAATTAGCAATAATTTGTTGAGAATTTGGAACATTTGTTGCTGGTGCAGTTGTTGGAGATGTTGTTTGGGCTGGAGTTGTAGATGCTTGTGCCTTTTGTGCAGTCATTGTAGCTATCATTTTTTTATAAAAATCTTCTTGTTGTTTATTTCCTTTTTCAATTGCATCAACCAATCCTTCAATTGCATCAGATGAATCGCTATCTTGATCCGAAGAATCGACTTCTTGTTTCTGTGGTTGTTGTGCAACTTGACCTTGTTGAGTTACTTGTTGTTGGTTTACTGGTGTCCCTTGTGTCGAAACTCCTGTAATAGCGGATAAACCATCTTTTGGTGTTGTCGTTGGAACATTTTTCACGTCTTTTGGTTGCGTGGAAAAAGTCGCCTCTCTTAGAATTTT